GATAATAAGAACCAAAACATTAAGGAAATCTTTGATAATACTCTTAATAGCGTAAACAGTACATATGATGATGTAGAAAACGCTGTAAATGTGAATTCTACCGCTAATCAGAAAGGAAAGGCTACTAAAATCTACGGACCAACTAACAGATTTGACTTAGTTCCCAAATATAATCACCCAGAATACACTACATTGCAGAGATATGATCCAGATGACCGTGAAAATCGTCTTTTTAGATTCACTCTTAACGTAGATTTGTGGGATCAGGTCTGTGGACCGTGTTCTGAACAGCATACTGAGACTCCAGGAGAGCCTACAGGAGAGGTTGACGAGAATGGAGATGATATTCTTGGCGAAGGAACCACTGAAAAGGACACTTGTTCCACTGCGAGGACTGCCAGTAACATTTCTATCCCCGTAGAGAAGTATATTTTGAATAATTTGACTCCAGAGGCGGATATTTGGAAGCAAATCTGCAAAGATTACTCTGGAAGTCTGCAAAATGTCACTTATGGAAATCTTGAATCGCAATCAAGAGGTCAATCTGACAGTTCTAACGCGACTGAGGGTCAATCATACTACAATGAAGGGTCTCAGAAGAGCAGAATCTACAAAGATGGTCAGTGGCAAGACATGGATAGCGCGAATTTTAGTCAAGAACCCAATCCTGTCATCGAAGAAAACAGATTAGACAAAATTTTTGACCAAAAGAAGGTTAATAAAGACATTTCTGATAATTTGACGGGTAAAAATAAATCTTACGCTAGTGTAATTAAGGGTACAGTTGGCGCTACCAATGATATGACCGACAATCTAAATAGAGACAGGGAAGAACGTAACACAGAAAATCGTAATAGATGACTTTTCCAGCGGCACTACCGACAAGTTTTTGTACAGGACACGGTATTTGTGTTCCTGGAGCAATTCACTATATTGGTGGATGTGGAACTGCATGTCCACCACTGTGTCCTACATATCCTGTATTAGCAAAAAACGCAACTTGTTACTGGCCTCCTACTCTGTGTACCGCACTTACGAGTCTTATAGGTACAGTTCTTATCAATGGTCAGATTCCACTTAAACTTGGTGATCCTCTAATACCTCACCAAGCTGCTTGTACTAATCTGGTTATTCAAATCTGTTGTACTCCTGGCGGTTGTGTTATTACAATCTACAATTGCTGGTGTAGTCTACTTGCTACTGAGGATTTATTGGGTGTTGGCCACCCTAGAATTGTATGGGCACTGACTCTATCAGTCTTCGCTGATAAACGCCCTCTGGCGGGTGTAGGAGACCCTCTAGGACCCCCTTGCCTCAGTTACATAGGAACGGGGTCTCCTAACGTAATGGTCGGTCTGTAGTTGACAGGAGACCTCTTTCACAGTATACTAAGAACAGTTCATTCAATTTCTATGGCACGAGCAAAAGTTGGTCTTAGCGGCGCAAAAATGATCGAGTCTATTCCCAAAAAGACTCGCCAAGGCAGTGGTAAGCATACCAAGTACGCTTCTACCAGTCGTAACAAAGCTAAGAAAGCATATCGAGGTCAAGGTAAGTGAGACCTGAGACTCGTAAGTCTATGGAAATGCTCTGGGCAGCAAAATGGAATCTTCCAAAAGCCGCTGCCCACGCAGGCCTGACCAATAAGGAAATGAAGATCACATTCAACGAGTATTGTGCCTTCCACCCACCCACATACGATCATGAAGATTAAAAGAGAGTTGTTGTTCGTCTCTGCAGATAAAGAGATGGCACTGATCCAAAAACTAATTTATCAAATGCAAATGGCAAAGTTGGACATTGATCCAAGTGACACTTGCTTTTTGATGGTATCTCCAGATTATTCTGGAATTGTTACTCAACATCTCAGTCATGGTCTTTCTGTAAACGGTGAGATCTATCATATTGAAGCTGTAAACGTTCCTTTTCCTGACGAGGATAAGAAACCTTACGAAATCAATTTTGAGATCAATTTTGCTGACTGGGTTATTGATTGGAGAAACTTTGTTCTGATCGAAGCTGGTGTAATCCGTGGAGGTAACTACACATGGATTACTAAGGTAATGGAAAAGTTCACTCAGAAGAACTATTATTCAGTTGCTCTGTTTGAGAACGTTCATAGTAACTTTGAGAGTGATTTTGTTGGTGAGTATTACAATGACATGACTCAAGATTTGCACTTCTGGTGGGAGAGACCAAACAACCACTGGCCCACTTACTAAATAGATAATGTAGTGATAGAACCACTTCTAAAAGTTCTGTGGCCACCCAAAAGGAGACACAGATGGCGGTAAATCCAATTCCTGATCATGTTCCATCAATGATGGAAAAGGACTTTGGGACTGTTGTACTAATAACAGATCCTAAGGCTGATAAATATCTCAATTCCAGAAAAGTTCAGCCTAAGGATAAACATGGCAACAAGTAGATACGGAATAAAAACGAAAGAGTCGAGATCCTTTAGGGATGTCGCTCTTTCTTTTAGCAGAAATCCGTTGACGGGTGATATAAATATCCTTAAGGACGAGAACGCTATAAAAAGCGCGGTCAAAAATATTCTTTTGACAAAGCCTGGTGAAAAATTGTTTGAACCTAACTTTGGTTCAAGAGTAACAGATCTTCTGTTTGAACCATTTGATTTTATTGTTAAAGATCAAATGGAAGATGAAATACGAGCATCTCTGGAATTATACGAGCCCAGAATTGAACTGGAAGAGGTGAACGTAAATTGGGTTGAATCTAGTTATGAAATTGAAGTGACAATACAATACAGGATTATTGGAGAACCACTTATTAGAGAAATTTCATTCTTACTAGAGCCAAGATAAATGAACCCTAAGAACCTAACAAACTTAGATTTTTATGAAGTTAAAGAATCTATCAAGTCATATCTGAAAACTAAGGATGAGTTTTCAGATTATAACTTTGAAGGTTCAACTATTTCGTATCTGTTAGACACTCTAGCGTACAATACATACTATTCTTCATTCTACGCTAACTTAACAGCGAATGAGTTGTTCTTAGAGACATCTACGATTCGTGATAATATTGTAAAAATTGCAAAACTGCTCAATTATACTCCACGATCTCGTAGAGCATCTGAGTTGGTGGTCTCTTTTGCGTTTCAGACTCAAATTGGTCCAGATGGTAGTTATCCATCTACAGTAGAACTGCAACCTGGACCTGTATTCTCCTCTTCAGTTCAAGCAGGAGCTGGATTTGTCTTCAATATACAAGATAAAATTACAAGTCCAGTAAGTTCTACTACTGGAAGAGTTTCTTTTAACTCTATCGCTCTGAAAGAAGGTAATATTCTTAGATACTCTTGGGTTGTAGATACTAGTAATATTAATAAGTACATTATTCCCAATAAAGATGTTGATACGAGCACTCTAAGAGTAAAAGTTAAACCATCTGCTCAGTCAACTCAAAGTGACCTCTACAAATTAGCTAGAAATCTTGATTCTATTGGTCCAGGACAAAAAGTCTACTTCTTGCAAGAAGCAGAAGACCAAAGATATGAGATTTACTTTGGTGATGGTAAAACTGGAAGACAACTAATTGACGGTGAGGTCATTGAAATTGAATATATGACCACAAAAGGTCCTGAGGCTAATGGATGTCAGAAACTGACATTTGTTGGTAGCGTAATTGATAGCTTTAAGAGACCAGTTACTTTTACACCAGTAGTAAAACTGATTCAAAGAGCTCAAGGTGGAGAAGAACAGGAAAGTATTGAACAAGTCAGATTTAATGCTCCTAGATTTGCTGCAACTCAGTCAAGAGCTGTAACAAAGACGGATTATGAGTCACTTGTAAGAATTGTTTATCCACAAACAGCTAATGTTAAGGCAATTGGTGGAGAATCGCTGAGTCCACCTGAATATGGAAAGGTTTATATTACAATTAAGAACAAAAGTGGTACTACTATCAATGCTCTGACTAAAAGAAGAGTTAAAAACGCACTTTTGGAGTATGCTGTCGCATCAGTAGACTTGGAAATCCTAGATGCTGTTCAAACATACGCTGATGTAAGAATTTTGGTCAAATATGACCGAAATGCTACTAATTTGAGTCAACAGTCAATTTACAATTTAATTGAAGCTGCTCTAAGGAGATATAATAAAAATAACTTCAATAATTTTGGTGGTCAACTAAGTTATAGTAAATTGATTGGTGCGATGGACAGTGCAGATCCATCAATTACTTCAGTTCTTTTGAATGTGAGATTGAGACAATCTATTTGTCCAAATTTTGGTAATAATACTGTTTACAATCTTGATTTTGGCGTTCCTCTAGAAAAGGGGTCTACAGGAACTGATGGTGGCGGTGGAAATGGTGACGGATC